CTATGACGCAGGTCGGGTCGCTTCTATTTCGCAGACATAGCCTGCACCGGCGCTGTTGGACGCCGTCACTTTGTCGATGGACCAACTGCCACGCATGGCGTGCGGCCACGTATCGTCGAGCTGGATAAGCCCTTCGGCAGCCAGCAATGGATTGCCAGGCACCCGTAGCGAGATACGGGCGCGCTCACGCTGCTTGCGTCGGTGCTCATTTTCGGCCGCCACGGTGGCGTCCTTTTCACTCGCCCACGTCTGCTGAAGGGTCATGAACGGTGCTTCACCCACCGTCACGGTATTGCCCTGCGCCTTCTTGTCATCCCACCACTTGGCCTTACAGCCCGAATATAGCGGCCGCGAGTCGTAGCTCACCGAGGCGTCGATGAAGCAGTGCTCGTCCGGCTGCTGGTTCTGCGGTACCGAGTAGGTGATCGTCGGCAGCGTTTCACCCGAGATCGTTTTCACATTGCCGCGCCGCGCCATGACGTACAGGCTGTTCCACGGCTTGGCAACCGCATCGTAGCGGCCCGCGATACGAGTCATAAACGCCATGTCGGTTTCATTGGTCTGGTCGATATGCTCGATCACAATACCGTCCAGCGCCCCTTCAATGCGGGGCGAAAAACCGTGCCTAGCGGTCAATTGTCGAAAGAGGTTGCCCAGCGTAATAGGGCCGTAGCTGGCCGAACGCCGTTCGCGGAAGCCGGTGTCGTCAGCCTTCTGAAACGGCGCGGCCGTCGCCTCAATATCAATCTGCGGCGGGAACAGATGGCATTCAACGGACGAGATGATGAACTCGCCTTTGTCGATGACCTCACTTTCCCGGTAGCCCACGTGCAGGCTGATCTTCTCACCCTCGGCAGGCATGCCATCAACGCCGTGGGTATCGACTTTCAGCGTCAGCTTGTCGGATTCGATACCCGAGGCGTCGACGTGCGACCAGCTGATAAGCCGCGCATTGATCAGTGCTTCGTGGGCACCGTGCACGGTCACTTTCGGGGTATAGCCTATGCTCATAATGTCGCCCTCAGTCCCATACCGTAACGGCTTGACGCACTTCAGCGTCGCGCGCCTCCAGTACGGGAAGGCGGACAATCACCCCGGCCGGAAGGATGGGCCCATATTCTGCCAGCCCCAGATTGAGCGACCACAGGGCTTCCTCGGCATCATCGTCGCTGCGTCCCGTTTCGCGGTACAGCAGCGCGTTGACGGTATCGCCTGCGCGTGTCCTAACCCACATTGGCAAACTCCTTCAGCTCCAGGTCCCAGTCGATGACCATCGCGGTACCATCGTCGATGATTTGTGACTGGTTCTCGGCAATCGATTCGATCCGATAGCGCCCCCAATTACGTCCCAGCGCGTCGATCAGCGACCACGGCTGGCGTGAGGCCTGCATCTTACGCAGCGTATCCAGTCCCGCCATGCCGGCCGACCGGAAGGCGGTGCCTTTTAGGCGCAGGCTTTCCAACCCTTGGCCGTTGTTATAGGAAAAGGGTTTGGCATCGATCAGCTCGATGTCCTTCCACCCACCGCTGGTGGTCCTCGACAGGGACTCATAAGGGAAACCGGAGGCAATGGAAAAGGCGAAATCGCCTAGCATCATTTGTATATACATGCGTTGTCTCCTCGTGCTCAGCCGTTAGCCGCGTCGGTCAGGCCAGCATTCATACGGCGATCCAGCGGACTGCTTGCAACAGGGTGACCACCCACCAGCTCGCTGCGCAGACGCTGGAGCAGCTGGTCTATCAGCTGTTGGTTCTGGGCGGCATCACCGCTGGCGTGCAACGTGACATTAACGTTCTGTGTCACGGTGGTGTTCGTGCTAGAAGTGCTGTTGACGACCGCGTCCGCTTTGGATTTCGGGTCGTCGAGGCGCGATGCGGGCAGCGTCTTGGACGCGTCCATGGTTTTAGTTTTCAGCGCGCTGTCGTCATCACCGAAGAAGTAATCCCATAGACGCTTGGGCGTGTTGCTGTCAGGCAACAGCGACAGTGCATGCTCTTTAAGAGAGGCCAGCATCTGTCCACCCTGTTCGCGGAGGTGGGTCCAGATTTCACGGCCTCGCTCGGCCAGTGAACCCGCCAACGACTTGAGCGAATCGATACCCAGCAGATTCGAGGCGGCGCCTTTCAGTGAATTCACCAGCGTGCGGCCCTGTTCGCGTACGGACTGCCACACACGACGGCCCATACCCGCGAGCGTCTGACCGATCGCGTCGAACGGCACCTTGCTCAGCAGGCCTTTTGCCGTACTGAACAGATGCGCACCTTGATCACGGATCGTCTGCCAAGCACTGGAACCCAGTTCAGCCATCTTTCCGCCAATCGCCTTGAACGGTACTGCGTTTAGCATGCCTTTGGCCGCACCAGTAACGGAGTTCAGCATACTACTGCCTTTCTCGCGCAGGGACTGCCAGGCACTGCTTCCCATATCCGCCAGCTTGCTGCCCATCGACTTCATGGTCTCCATGCTGGGCAACAACATGGTCAGCGGTGAGGCTCTCTTAGCGATAGTAGCGGCCTTGCTCAGCCAGCCTTCGTTCTGCTCGCCGTCCTTCTTGTCTTTACTGCCGCCCGTAAACCAGTCGTAGACACCTGCGGCCTTGTCGCCCAGCCATTCACCGGCCGCGCTGCCGCCGAGACTCCCCAGCACACCCCCGACAACGCCCCCGATGGCCGTACCCACCACGGGCACGACCGAGCCGATCGCCGCCCCAGCAGCGGCACCCGCCAAGCCTCCGCCCCAACCACCAGCAGCGGAACCGGCGGCCTTGCCGACCTGATGAGGGTCACCATTCGCGAGCCCTTCCGCCAGATTCCATCCGTCCTGCAGCAAGCCCAGCGGTTTAAAGAGCTTACCGGCCAGCTTGCCGGCACCTTTCAGGGCACCGCTGCCCATCACTTTGGACACCAAACCACCGCCACCGGAGAATATCCCCGCTGCTTTGGACATCAGCCCACTGCCACCTTTGAATAGCGACGCGCCCTTCGACATCACACCATGCAACAGGCCATCGCCGCTGAGCAGCTCGCTTCCGAGTCCAGCCAGCGCGATCTTTCCGATACGCGAACCGCCAAGCCGTCCAAGAAAGCCGCCGAACTTCGTGCCCCCAAAGCGTTTCAGCATGACCCTCGCCTGACGTACAGCGCGATTGCCCTTCCTACCCCCCCTGCGCCCTCCACGCTTGCCCGACCGTTCAAAATCACTGTCGCCGCCAAAGCCATCCGCGGAAGATGCGGTGGAGTCCAACTCGGCAATACGCCGGGTTAGCTTGTGGACAGCTCTAGCCGCCTTCGTAGCATTTGAAGCCAGCGCTGTATTATTACCGGAGCTACCTCTAGAACCGCCCCCGAAGATATTCTTAACGTCGGAAGCAAGGAACTTGAGGCCAGAGAAGGCGGCTTTGAAGCCTATTGCTACCGCTTTGCCTGCAATAAGCGTTGCCGTGATGCCCCCTATCCCCTTCATAAGCGCCGGGTGCGCCTCAAGGAAATTGTTCAGGCCGCGCACCAGCAGGGTCACGTCGTCGACCACCGCCTTGGTCACCGGCACCAGCGATTCACTCATCAACAGCGAAAAACGTTCGAACTCGCTGTTCATCTGGCCAAAATGCACCTTGGCCGTATCGTTGATGGCGGCGGCTTTGGCCGCCATTGTGTCGCTGGCGGCAACGGGGGATTTTTCCTTACCGTCTTTGTCGATCTCCGAATGCGTCTTCAAGCGCGCTTCGCGCAGCTGGTCACCCAAAGAGGTCTTTTGGCCCTCCTGTTCTTCCGTCTTCAGCGCCCTGACAATCTTCTGACCGTCAGCGCCGAATAGCTGTGTAGCCAGCTTCATCTGCGCGGCCGGGTCCATATCACCCAGCTTGTCGAGCAGCCCGTTGAGCGTGCCCATCATGTCCTTCTGCATGGCAGCATACAGCTCACCGCCACTGCCGAAGCCCAACCGCTTAGCGTCGCCTGCCGACAGATTGCCGGCCGTCGAGAAGCTCTTCATCATGCTGGCAAAGCTGCTGCTGGCTTCACCCTGATCCATGCCTCCTTTCAACAGCGTGGCAACCAACGCCGCACTGTCTTCTTTGGAAACACCAATCTTGTCAGCCCAGGCACCACTGGTCGCCAACGCACCACCGATCTCACTGACACGAACCTCCAGCGCACTGCCGACCGCTGTCAGTCGGTCACCGAATCGAGTGAATTCTTCTTCCGATTTGATGCCCAGCTTGTCATGCAGATCTCTTACGACAGCGTCAGCTTCCTTGAATGAGGTTCCTGTCGCAGCCGCATACAGACCAATGTTGCGGGTATAGGCGGCCAGCGTATCGGCGTTAGCGCCTTCAATGCTGTGCGACTGCACGGCCTCCTGTTGAGCCTGGAGGATCGCGTCACGATCACCGCCCGAGGCGACGATGTTCTTGTCAGAGGCCAAGCTGCGATTGAGAGTCGCCAGGTGCTGGCGCATCTCCTCGTTGAACCCTGGGATCGACTGACCGATCAGGGCAATCTTGGCATCAAAGTCCGCCCCCTTCTGGGCCAGTTGGACCAGCTTGTCCAACTTCTCCTTACAGGCCTTGAGTTCCCCCAGTGCACCACTGCCGCCCTTCGAGTCGCCATCGCCACCGCTTCCGCCGGCACTCTTCTTCTCGGCGCCGTCCCCCCCCGTTCCAGCCTTGGCGGCATCTAGGCTGGCCAGCATGACGCCTAACTGCACGGCCGACGCCTGCAGATCGTTCAGACGCTTAGTGGTCCGCTCGAACTGCAGGCTCATTTTGTTAAATTCAGAACTTGCATCTGCCACCAGACTACTCCTCACTCGCGCCCAGACGCTTGAGGGCTAGCTCGTAGCGTCTGAAGGCTTTTGCAGCGTCCCATTCCAGTACCTCTTGCTCACTGACGTGATAGACCAGCGGTACGATGTCCGTGATGGTCTCTACATCCCGGTCTGAAACGAGTCCGCCGTTTCGTTCAAAAAATCGTTGATGCGCTCCTGCAGCGTGTTCCAGTCCGGTACCGAGAGCAGTGCCAGATCCGGCAACATCAGGCCCGTACAGTGCGCTGTGATGAATTCCGCGCGTTCATACGCCGTCTTGTACTTGGTCATCAGGCGCGACGCCTTGAGCGTCGGCACGGACAGCGTTACTGACGTGATCTGCTGACCGTTGACGGTAATCGGCAGCAGCAGCTCCGGCGCATCCGGGTCCTGACGAGCCGCGCGGTCGCTACCCATGAAGTGGGCCGCATCCTGAGTCACCAGCTCGGCAATGCGCACAGCCAGCGAGTTGTAATCCGGGCGACGCAGCTCCTCCAGCACGCTGGCGTCAACGCCACTGCTGACGGACAGCAGTTGGATCAGTCGATCGTCATCATCGCCATAGGCTTCGATGATGCGTGCGTGATCGCCATGAAGGATCGGCTTCAGCGCAAGCGTGTCGATCGTCGTGCCATCGGCAGCGGTCAGCGGCCAATGCAGGGAGTACGCGTCGATGGTCCAAGTCGCTACGGTCATGGGTCTTTCCTCTATGAATAAGGCAAGTAATCAGAAAACGTCTGGTGGGATGCCAGAAACAGCGCGACCGCCAGTGAAAGGCGGCCGCAATGAACATGCAGAAGTGGGACGCTGCCGGGATATCAGGGCAGCGCGATCAACGGGTCAGACTTACACCATCAGCACTGCACGGCGGATATCGCTCATGATGTCGCCGCAGCCGAGGTCGATGACCTGTGTGTTGAGGTTGATGTCAATGACAGGCAGACCGTCGTCGGTACGCTGGTAGCGGAACACGGCTAGCTTGATATCAGTCTGCGGTAGCTCACCCATCTTGAGGGTCTTTTCTTTTACCGAGATCAGACGCCCACCAATGGAATGGTACGTGCTGGTGGTATCACCCCCCGTGGTCTTGCCCGCTTCGCGGACGTCGAGCATTACCGTACCGCCTTCCAGCACACCCAGCTCTTTGAGCAGAATGCCGCCGGCACCATTGATGGTGATAGAGGCTTCCATCTCTTTCAGGCCCGTCATGATCTTATCGGGCGCGAAGCGTCCACCGCGGACGGACTTCATTTCTTTTTCGATGGTCGGCGGCTCAAAGGATTCAATCTGCTGCATGATCGGCATGGCTTGCAGCGTACCGGCAAGCATCAAGCGTGAACGTTCGTTATTAGCCATTGAGGACCCCCTCGAGGAATTTTGCAGTTAAGCTGTCATCAGCATTGATGGTGTACACCATGGTTTCGTTCGGGCTGTATTGGCCGTAGTTGAGAACGATGTACCATTTGCCGTTTTTGTAATTTTCGAGCGTGTTCAGCTCAGGATGCAGGTAGCACTCGAACACCGGCACCACCTGATCTGCGACCAGCGTCTGGCCCCAGTCGGAAATGCCCTTAACCTGCTGTTCCATGAAAGACTTGGTCAGCTGTTCGGCCATGGCTTTCTGTGCCGCCTTGACCAGCTTGCGTGCGATGGCATAGCGCAGACCCACATGACTGATGAACTCGCCCATCAGCGAACGGTTACCAATCAGCGAATAACCGCCCATCGTGGTACGAGCGAAGTAGCTGATGCCATAGCGGTTGAGCAGATCCCCATCAGTGGTGCGATCAAGGATGTTGTAGTTGACAACACGCGTCATGTCCGTGGCGTTAACGCCTTGGTTACCCGGGGATTCCCACGGTTTTTTAGCCGCCATTGCGCCGACAGCCAACACGGACGGTGCCACAGCGATATCGCCCTTAGCCGCCTTGGAGTAGATCTTCGGCATCGGATAAGCCACGTAAGCCGCTTCATAACCTAGGCCCGCACCGCCGACCGACTTGCTGTAGTTAACGACGTCAATGGTCGCCACGTCCGGCGCATCAAGAATGACCAGCGCCATCATGCGTTGAGCGATTGACGCCATTTCACTGCGCAGCCCCTCCATATGGCTGTAGCCCGGGCAAGCGATCATGGTCGGCACTTCAGCGCAGGTCGGCAACAGGCGCAGACCGGTCAGACGATCGGTACCGGCTTCAACGCCACCAATGATGTTGTTCATCGTCGCGGTCTGATCAAGCGTGCCGTCTTCTTTCTTCGCTTCTGGCACAACGACGACGTAGATCACGACCGACGTTTTTTTCAGCGTTTCGTAGACACAGTGGTAGAGCGAACCGGCCTCGTGGCCTGCCACATCCAGCTTCGCCAAGTCAGACAGGCTCGCAATGCGGAAAGGCGTGTTGAACGCGATAGAAGCGTCCTTATCCGGCGCAGTGCCCACCAGACCCACAACGTGTCCCCCCAGCGACCCAAGCGATTCCGGGCTTTTCGTGAACTGAACGTCGACACCGTTATGCTCGAAATTAGTGATCTCAGGCATGAATCATGTCCTTATTTGATAATGTTGTTTTTCTTGACGTCTTTTTCAGAAGCGTCGGTTTTCAAGGTGATGCGACCCACGCGCAGCAGCTGCGCCGCTTCGACATCCAGCAGAGAGACGGTGTCCCCCGCCTCCGCCCAGTGACCGCCCGCCAGAGGGAACGGCACGACAACGGTATAGTCACGAGTAGTGGCCATGGTTGTTTTCTCCAGATAATAAAAAACCGCCGAAAGGCGGTATGGGGGTACAGGTACAGCGTCGTTATCGCGTCCTGTTATGAAAAATAAATAATTTAATATTTAATGCAGGCAAGCAGAGCAACGTTACGAGGACGCGTTTCATTCCCTCCGGTTGCAGTAATAGAGTTAGCATTAATAGCAACAGTACCTGCTATTGAACCTCGCATAGGGTCTGCATTACTGTTATAACTAGTAGCAGAGCTTGTTGTATTGACACTGTGAGTATGAGATTTCAGTTCATCACTTTGCTGAGAACCAAATACCCTGCCATTATCAATACCACGCCCTTTATCCCAGCCACGAATGAATTCACCACGAAGATCTGGCAAATTAAAGGTAGTGCTGCCATCTCCGCTACCGAAAGTGGTGCCAATAGCGTTAAAAAGATTGGCGTAATCTTTGCGAGAAATGGCGGCCCCATCAGCTACTAAATAACCTGAAGGAGCTCGTTGACTTGCGGTATAAATGATAGAACCCGCATGCTCTACACCTAATTCTGCCCAGTTTTCATCCCAGTTGACACCACTATCAAAATTCATCCTTTGAAATGTTCTGAGGCCCCTATGCTGAATATACTGCTGAATTATTGCCTGTCCCGACATTTCAACTAATAGCAAACCATACCAATATCCTGCTGGAGGAGCACTCTCGTTCGGATTTCCATCTCCAGGCGTTACTTTATAAACACCTGGGGAAACAAAAGAATTCCAGTTATCGGTATGAACAATAGATCCTGTACGAGAAGTTAGCTCACTTCTTATGCTATTAAATTCCACTTCTCTAGAATGGCTCTCACTATAAATGAGTTCTTTTACACTTTCATTTTTTGCTGTTAGTAAATTAATATTATCATCAACATACTGTCGCGTAGCCAGTACAACAGAAGGGTCGACTTTAAGCGTAATCGCATCAGAGCTTAGCACCTGAATGACAATACTTACTGTTTGAGTAGTGCTCGCGCCTTCCGTCAGTAGCGGCTTATACTGTTCAGGGTAATTACCGATGGCTATAAGATCGCCATCTTTATCATACAGACCGACTTCGCGAATCCACCAGCCCCCGATATCCGGGGCTAGTACCTGCTCAAAGATCACCCACGCATTGTTATGTTCGTCAGCCTTGGCACTGTTTATGGGCGCGCGGTAGCGTTCTTTTACAAGTGAAGTGGCATTACTTTGTGGCTGAGGAAGCTTGCCATCGCCATCCCCCAATGCCATCTGCGTTATTTCTATTTGTTGACCAATACGGATGGCCTCCGCAATTTTAGAGGCTCCTTTATCAGTCAAAATTGTATAGTGTTCTGCCATGATTTTTCTTTTTATATCTAATCAGAATTTAATACATGCTAGTAGCGCTGTATTTCGAGGTCTAGTAACCGAATATCCACCGGATGATTTACTATTTTGTCCATAAATATTACCCACAGAATGGTAATAAGTTTCAGCATCTGAATAGTCATCCCAGTTTATTTTATCGCTACCATAATCCTTCGTTCCATGATTACTGAGGCTAAAAACATCGGTGTTTCCCCAGTCATCATAACCACCGACAAGCGTGCCGCGTTGCCAGCTGCCCAGCTGTCGCCCGCCATCCACGCCGCGGCCGTTATCCCAGCCTCGGATGAATTCACCGCGGAGGTCAGGCAGGTTGAAGGTGGTGGCGCCATCCCCTCCTCCAAACGTGGTGCCAATAGCGGCAAACAGTCGAGCGTAGGTCTCACGTGAAACGGCTGTGCCGTTGGCCGCGAGATAACCTTCAGGGGCATTGCTCATTGCAACGTGGATCACGGTGCCGGCCGGTACAAGGGCGTCGATCAGCTTGCGGACTTCCACCAGCTGGGCAGTATCGGCTACTTCGGTCTTCGAGCCTGCAAGGTTGGCCAGTGGAGCATCGCTGTGGGTCATGCGCGCCGCGGCCTGCACTCCCAGCCCTTCGATCGCTTTGTTCAATTCGTCCTTGGACGCTTTGCGGTCTTCAAGCCCTTGCACAGCACTCTCAAGGTCTTTGCGTGTTGCCAGTACCACGGCGGGGTCGACATTAAGCGTAATAGCGGCTGAGCTCAGTACCTGGATCACGACGCGAACGGTCTGAGTCGTGCTGGCACCTTCTGTCAGCAACGGCTTGTACTGTTCGGGGTAATTACCGATGGCGATAAGGTCACCGTCGGTGTCGTAGAGCGCAACTTCGCGAATCCACCAGCCACCAACATCGGGCGCAAGTACCTGTTCAAAGATGACCCAAGCATCGTTTTTGGCATCCACGGTGGCAGAGTTGATCTGTGCGCGATAGCGCTCGTTGACCAGCGCCTTGGCGCCACCATCAGGCTGAGGCAGAGCGCCGTTACCGTCGCCCAGCGCCATTTCGCGAATTTCGATACGCGAGCCGGAACGCAGTGCATTGGCCACCTTAGTGGCGCCCACATCGGTCAGAATCGTGTAGTGATTAGCCATACGTCATCTCTTATGCAGAACGGGGGTAGACGGTCGTTGCCGTCACCGGAGAGTGAATGAGAATCGCGATGCGCGTTGAAAAGTGTTCGGCGATATCGGCGCTGCGTGCGGGGAAGACGGTTGTCACCGTTGAGGGAGAATCGATATGCACCATCAGGTGTTCGCTAGCCACGCTTTGCGCCTGATCCGCTGCGCGCGGATAAACACGTGTCGAAGTACTGGGCGATAGCGCAGCAGCACGACCAAAGGCGTGCCCCGTAACCGACTGCGGTTTCTGCGCAGCTGGATAGACCGTCACTTCGGCTCCAGAGCTGGTGTATATCGCGGTGCGCACCTGCCCATGCACTTCGGTAGTGATATCCAAGTTGAGCGTGTCGCGCTCGGCCTTAGCGTCCTCAAGACGCGCCATCAGACGGTCGAAATCCCCTTGGGCAAAACCGGCCGTCGTACGCGAAATAACGCGAAACGAATAAGGTTGGCCTTGCGGCGACAGCGCATACCACGGCGTTACTTCAGCGGTGTAACCCATCGACTCGATGGCATGAATCAGGGCGGCCTTGGTTCCCGCTAGGCGCTTGATGGGCCACGACAACGCGACAGCATCACGCTTGCGCTGCTCGCTATCCGTCGACTGCCACTCACTGACCCCGCGATCAGCGGCAAGATAAGGAAGGAACTCGGCGGGTGTCTTCTCTGGCGTCATCAGGTGTGGGAAAGGAGGTTCAAGGTGTCCCAGCAGTTTCACCCATGCCTGCTCTAACCCGCGTTCCAGCAGCGAACTGTTGATCGGCAGCAGACTGTCATCGCTCATGACGTCCGTACCTCAACATTGATAGCGCTGCAGTAAGGCGCTTGGTGATCATCAGCGATGATAGAATTCAATGGTGAAGCCACTTCAATGCGCGCGGCACCCGCCTTGTGCAGGACATAGTCAACCCATGAACGGTCGATTCGTCCTCCCAACACATGATGTTCGTCAGCGTATTCTTGAAGTGCCTTGCGTGCCGCTTCTTGAGTCAGCGCGGCATCTGGCCCGGAGTTGATCCACACCGTGGCATTGATCTCGTAGCGCAGGATGTCAGCCCCTTGCACCGTCACTTCATCCGATCCTGGCACCACATCATCTCGTGCAAAGTGACGACGAACAGCCGTGAGCAACTCATCGCTGGCCGTGCCGTCGCCGCTGCGCGACAGCACCGTCACGGTCACCTTGCCGGGCGCAGTACGCAAACCATTACCGTCCTTGATCTGGGCCGCATAGCCTTTACTGTCAAGGAGGTAGGTCACCACCACTTTGCCCGTTTCAGGCGTCGTCACAGACACCTGTGCCCGCTCATCCAGCGTGAGCACTTCGCGTCGATAGTGCATACGCGACCCGGCGGCAGGCGCATGCGGCGCTAGGTAGTAGCGCAGACGTGCGTGCTCATCGGATTCATAGGTCGGGGCGACTGGCGGATAGGCACTGCTATCACCGGGAGAAATCACTTGGCGCTCTAGCCCCAGATCGGACAGACGCGCATCGAGATTTGAGCCTTCCGCCCACCACGCCAGCATCTGCGTAATGCGCTCGTTGTAGGCACGATCGCGTGTCTGAACGTACACGACAAACGCTTCGGCCAACTTGGTCAGAATCTCGGATTCATAGGTGAAGGTGTCCTTCACCTGCTCGGCCAGCGACGCATCGCTCTTGGCGATATAGTCCACCGTGTGTTTCTTCAGTTCCTCCAGCAGCGTCTCGAACGACGCGATCTTAACGATCTCCGGCTTGGAAAGCTGGTTCTGGCCCGGTATCAACATAGGGTTACCTCAAAAGTCACATTGCGGCTTTTCCACTCCCCTGAAAACCGCAGCACTACGCCAGTGGCCGTTCGCGTCGCTACGACCCGATCCGGAGTGAAGTCGCCCAATCCATTGTCTTGGTTGTAGAAGGCTTCCAGCGCATAGGCCTGCACCTTCATCAGCGTATCGTCGCCGGTGCTCTGTGCGAGGGTCTCGTGCAGCCGTGAACCGACGGTGCGGCGGTGCTCACGGGAGCCTTGAGGCGTCGTCATCACCTGCACCACGCGGCTCACGAACTGGTCGAACCCGCTAATGGAGCGGCCTGTATCTCGTTGCATTCCTAGCATGCTCAGCCCTCCGGCGGATCTGTCTTAGCTACCCCTTTCTGGACGTTGGGGTGCACGTGGCTGTTGCCGATATTGATGCCTGCATGGGTCACCATCGGGCCATTGAGCGTGATGCCGGCCGCATCCACCCTCAGCGTCGAACCGCCGGCGGTCAGCGTAATCGACAGGGGGTCCATCACGATCGACGACGACGTCACCTGACACAGCATCTGCTGCGCTGCAGCGTCGTACTGCTGAACGGCGCCATCGCTGAAGCGAGTCAGCGTCACTTTCTTGTCGGCATCATGCTGATGAAGCGTGCCATCGCTGTAATGGATGTCTGTGACCTTTCGCTGGCTGTCGTGCTGATAGCGCAGCCCATCGGGATATTCCGTCGCACTCACGTGCCCTTCTACGGAAGCGAGCGGAAAACCATCGCTTGGCAGGCCGCACAGCGCCATGGTCTGTGCACTGCTGTCACCGCCACCGTAATTGAGTAGCAGGCACTGTTCGCCCACTGAAGGATGACGAGCCTGCCTTACGTCACCGGCAGCGGGCATGAAATAGCGTACCCAGGGGGAAAGGCAGTCGCCGTGCTTGACGCGGCAGCGGCCCTGAGCGGGATCGACTGCACTCAGCACACCTACGCGGATCATATTGCTGAGCTGGCGCTGCACCTCATTGAGCGCATCACCGACGCCCGCTAGATGTTCGACATGTGACGACAATGCCTGCTGGATCATGCGTTCGATCAGACTACGCATGCAGACCCTCCTTCAACGGCGAGTACTGAGCGGCATCATTGATATTGGAAGCGTTGGCATTGGCCACCATCAGGCCATCGCCGCTGATGACAGGATCGTCATAGAGCGATTCGCCCAGATGGATGATCTGGAAGAACAGCACACGCCAGGCTTCATAGCGTGTTTGTTCGTGGAAGAAGTCCCTGCGGTGTGCCCTCAGGTTGCGGGGAGCGTAAACCTGCGATGCGGGCAGGCCCCAGCAGTTGTCATCAACAAGCTGCTGCGCGGCGGCCGCCAGATCCACTGCGTCACGCACTGCGCGATCACGCCCCTTGCCGATGACGGCATGCAATGCAATCCCCATATCGTGCGCATGACGCCCATCACCACCGCGCCCGGTCGTGCACAGCATGCTGACCGGCTCAATCAATACCGACGCAGCGCCGGGAGCGTCCGCTTGTTCATCAAGAAGACCGACATAGGTCTCTGGCAACTTTGCGGCCAGCACATCACGTATGGCGTACAGCAAATCCGAGGGCACCTTCAAACTTGATGACATGATGGCGTCCTATCTCTCTCTATAAGAAAGCCGACGCATCACGCAGATGCATCGGCTATGAAAATGAACAAGAACCAGTGCGCCACCAACGACGCACCAATAGAAACGCCCCGATACCGGAAGGCATCAGGGCGCGATGGAAGAAGCCTTCGCCGCAGCGGACTTCTAACAGGATGGCACTATTCTGGCAGTCCCCAGACCGTTTTGCGATCGACTGCCGATGTAAAACACACGGTGACAACCATAGCGTTTCTCGCCATGAAAAGCGGCGCCATAAACAACGACGCCCTCACCGTGCACTAGCACAGCAAGGGCGTTTCATTCGTCATTGAGGCAAGGTAACCAAAGCTACCAATCGTCTCGATACACGTTGTTCAGGATGACACCATTTTGGCAGTCCCCAGACTGTTTTACGACCGACTGCCGATGTAAAACGCACAGTGACACCCGCAGTATTTTTAGCAATGAAAAGCCCTGCTATTAACGACGACGCCCTCACCGTGCGCGAGCACAGCAAGGGCGTTTTATAAGCAGTCCAAGCCACGGCGACCAAAGCTACCAATCGTCTCGATACACGTTGTTCAGGATGACACTATTCTGGCAGTCCCCAGACCGTTTTACGATCGACTGCCGATGTAAAACACACAGTGACACCCGCTGTGTTTTAGCCATGACAGGCTGCGCCATAAACAACGACGCCCTCACCGTGCGCGAGCACAGCAAGGGCATCTTAAAAATCAAAGGGCGGTAAGTTCAGCCATGACCTTTCTTGTGTCTATATAAAGGCATTCGTAAGCCCACGCCATTCAGATAGGAAGCGCCACACAAGGGCCTTCACGCGTGCGCGATTCGCTATGCGACAAGAATGCCAGCCTCCAGCAAAGAGCGATTCATCGCATTCATCAGACGCCCTCTGGCACGAACGCCTGCGCGCTGCAGTGCTTGGGCGGAAGGGAAAGGGCGATCAAGCGAGATATCGAGCCAGCGTACCAGCACCTGCTGCAATGACCAGATGTCGTCTAGGGTAAGGTCACGCGGTGGCAGTGCTTCCATCGCTTCCAGTGAGGCCATATCTAGCCGCCCGTCCCGCTGGCGTGCAGGCTGCAGCTGATACCCCGTCAGCAACAGAGCAGCCTGATCGCGTGGCTTTAACTGCTTCAGCAACGCCGACGCCGTATGCGCTTCGGCACTACGTCCACCGCTCCGTTCGCGGTGTTGCAAACGCTGAACGGTCCGTTCGTGGAAGGATAACCCCGGTGCGGTAGTACGTACACCGCCCCCTAAGCTTGCGCAGGGTGATGCGCTGGCCCAGCCGCTCAGCGCACGCTGCTCTTCCATACCGAACTGAAGGCGATGGTCGATTTCTTCCTGTACCAGCAAGCGAACGAGCGCACAGCGTGCCGGTTCCTGCTGAAGTACCCCGGCATTGCGCCCATAAAGCTGCCGAATCCAATACATGAAATGATGATCTACCAC